CCTTAGGGCCCCCCCGACGCTTGTAATCTACATGAAAGGAAGTGTGCGATGGCCGTTAAGACGCGGTACATCGCAGGGCAGAACACGGAAACTGGTGCCATTATTGGTGGCGGTTCAGAAACCATCGAGACTTACGGACATGATCTGTCCGGCCTTGGCGGTCCTGATGACGTGGGAGGGCCGATGATCCTTACAAGGAACATTACCACTCCTTACGTTATTCCGTATCATTATGGCAGTGGCGTTTATTCCTTTCGTTTTCTCAGCTTTGACACTAGTGGTTATTCACCACTAAGTGACACGGCTGTGAAAGGAAATGGCACTACTGCTATAGCCCGTACTGAGCCCACATCTCCAGTCTTTACAGCTAGCCAGTTTCTTGGCGAGCTACATGGAGACGGACTTCCAGCCATTGTTGGGGTTCGTACCTGGCGTGAGCGCACAAAGAGTGCGCGCCATGCTGGTGACGAATATCTCAACTATCAGTTCGGCTGGCTTCCCCTGGTATCTGACATCCGCAACTTCGCGTATGCAGTAAAGAACCAGCATAAGATCCTGTCTGATTTTCGGGCAGGTTCTGGTGCTGTTACCAGAGTAGGGTACCACTTTCCTGTCGTCGAAAACTGGACCACTGGTTCATCCCCTAATGTGCTTGTCGCACAAGCAGGGAATAGTGGCTGGTCTACGACGGTTCCAGCATCCTGGAGTAAGCAAGTTCTGACAAAGACGTGGTTTAAAGGTGCTTTTACCTACTACGTCCCCGTCGGGAACTCTGCCTCCGCAAAAGCGGCCAGGTATGCGAGCTATGCCGATAAGCTTCTCGGCATCCGGTTAACACCGGAGACTCTTTGGAATCTAGCTCCCTGGACATGGGCACTGGACTGGTTTGCCAATACTGGGGATATTATCCACAATATCTCTGCAATCGGCCATGATGGTTTGGTGCTTAAGTATGGATATGTGATGTCGCATCACAGGGTGTGCTATTCTATTGGCACCCCTGGACGTTACATTAGCAGTTATCCTAACTTCTTGACCTCAGGTTCCACGCAAGTGGTCCTTGAATCCAAGAAGCGGTTTCCTGCAAATCCATACTTTGGATTCAGCGTCAGCCCTCCTGCGTTTACACAAACGCAGGTTGCAATCCTTGCGGCTCTGGGTTTATCCAGAGTATAGTCCGCAAGTACTGGTTGCGATAGTCCTTCCAATAGGAAGCCAACATCGTGATTTGTCAAACACGACGCTATAGCGTCCCACATAAGGAGTTCTCACATGGCTTTTGCCGATCCTCAGAGCGTTACCATTAGTGGTAGCGCAATCAGCCTTCCTCGCACTTCTGCGGAGAAGGATGGTGGCACTTTCACTGCGGCCGATCAAAACACGAAGC